TGCACGGAAGTCTCGTTACTTCCTCACTCGTTCGTGAAACGACTGAAACAGAGTCACAGAACTACGGTTATAAGTTCGGTCAAGAAGAAGAAACATACAACATCGTCGCAGCCCATGGTTACTTCGGTCGTTTGATCTTCCAATACGCTTCATTCAACAACTCCCGTTCCTTGCACTTCTTCCTTGCTGCATGGCCTGTTGTTGGCATCTGGTTCACCGCCCTTGGCGTCTCCACGATGGCATTCAACCTGAACGGTTTCAACTTCAACCAGTCCATCCT